TCTCGTGCACCTGTATCGTTATCCATCGTCTCGCGAATGACGCGATAACCAATACTGAACTCGTCGATGATGCCAAACTCGATATCACTGAAAGCCTCACGGCCACGCTGTGTATCGAGATTGAATTGAGACTTGATGAAGAGACCAGCTTTCGCTGACTTCTCTCCTGCGAGCACCTCACGCGCTTCCAATACTTTCGCAATTGGAACACGCCAGTCGTGTGCCCATACACCTTTGGGTATTCGGGTCGCTAGTGTCTTTGCAAATGCTCCGGGCATGATCACTTCATTCGCATGATCGGTGTTACCGAACACTGCAACGATAGCCTCGACGACGCCCTTCTTGTCAGTCGTGACCGCGCTTGTATTAAACTGCTTATGTTCTAATTCCATTGAAGTGACTCCCGGCGTTATACCACTTAACGATATTCAAAACTACATTGGCAGCGAACTAAACATTGACGCTCACCTACTGGTATCAATGAATCTATGGGCGACCATCCCTTGCTCGCTTCATCAAAGCATTCTTCACAGTGATCAGCTTCAGGTTCGAGAAAGCTGCGCTCCTCGGTCATCCCTGCTTCTTTCTCCCGATCATTCACTGATGACTCATAACTCGAATAACCTGCATCGCCATACATCTCACTTCGAGAAATTATCTGATCGTTACTCAACTTGCCTGCTTCGACATCCTGTGCGAAACCTGCGAGAAACTTATTCTGCTCCTTGATGATCTGACCTAGTCGCCCTTGCTCACGATTTCCCATCTGTGCCTTGCCACCATATGCAAGTTGCGTCATCGAGCTATGCACATTCTTGATAGTCTCACGCATACCAACAGCCCAACTCGCGAATGATCCGCCACGTGTATATGTTGTTGCGATCTCGGTCATTGCTTCGGCTGCTTTGTCTGCTACCTGTGCGGCGATCTTGCGCTGCGCCTGCATCGTGATCACCTTGCCATTAGGTGCAATGTATCTGCGCTTATCTTTGTCCCATTGATACGGCACACTCTACTTCTCACGCTCTTGCATTGTCTTGACTAACAACTCACGAGCTCGCCCAATGTCAGCTGCTTTGTCACTCGCAAGTAATCTCTGCAACTCCACAAACACCGCCTCATACTTCTCAATGCGATCCATCGCCTGATAGTACTGGCGTTCTGCGAGTGGCATCTTGTTGAATGGACTGGATTCTCGATCTTTCTTAGTCATCACTTCTTAGGTACTGCGCGGATCATTCCCGCCGCCTCTGGTTCACCAATACTCAGCAGCCACTCAACTGCATCATCGAGCACATCATCTGCCAGTGGCTTATCTTTTGCTTTCAGTCTGAGCACTTTCGCGGCAGATGGTTCCGGTTCTGGTGACACTGCATCTTGTGACTCGTCGCCAGCCTCACTCTCCGGAACCACTGCCGCATCCGGGGCTACAGGGACTTCCTCAACGATCTCATCATCTGCGCTCTCGGTTGCTCGACTAACATAGACCTCATCGCCTTCATCCCACTCATAACCAGCCATCTCACGCACCTCTGAACGCTTCAACCAGCCACCGTTATATGCCGCAGTCAGTCTTGCATACTGCGCATCCTGATCCTCGCTCAATGCTCTGACTTGCGTGAGATCAAATCGAAACTGCAATGATCCAGTCTCATCGAAGTCGCGTAACAACTGATGCGTTAATTCTTCTTCGATGTATCTGTACAGCGGGACTAAGTAACTCTCTGTTGCAAACTCAGCAGCCTGTCGAGCATTCGAGTAAGTAGCTTTGTCAAGACCTGCGCCATAACCAAGCACCAGTGCAGGAATGCCGATGACTGCTGATAACCGTTCTTCTGGTAAGCGTCGTAACTGAGCTAAGTTCAGATCAGCCGGCGCGAATCCAACCTTATCGATCCTGACAGCCGCACCTGTTACCCACGCCTTGCCGCGCTCATCACCCTGCGTTTGCTTCAAGTAACCTTCACGCACTTTCTTACTATCGAACCCGATAGCATTGACGCTATCACGCAGCGATATAACTACTGGCGGTACTGCGCCGTTCTTCATTAACAGTGCTGAGTAGGTTGCGACTTGTTGATCGGTGTATAGCTCACGCATAACGGACGCTACAGGTGACAACCCAAGTCGCGGGTTACACGGATCAATACCATCTCTGAAGTGAATAACATCCTCAGCCGGAAATATCTGAGTCCTGCCATCAACCTTATACTCATAACCTGAGATGAACTCACTGCCATCATCCGGCCATACAGGGCGTATCATTGCAGGTGGGATATACCAGAGCTCTCGCACCACACCTGACTTCTCTCTTATCTTCAGGAAGTATGGATTCCCAGTTACTATCCAGCTATGCGCGTATGCCTTGCACATAGTCGTGCAGGAATAGAACTCATTCGGGCGACGCCATAACTCAGCAGCAGGATGATCAGGAATCGGCACCTCCATTCCTTCATCATCCATCTCGATCACATTCAAGTGCGCTTCAGGTAACACACGACCTAACCAATTCACAGCAGCTATAACTAAACTCGCACCGCCAACATCGCCAATCTCATTGGAGTAGTTAACTGCCTCACCACTGGTGAAGTCATTGAGTATCTGCCATTGAGCGAGATTGCCTGTCGAGGTCGTGCCGCCTCTGCCGGGAAAGCGCAGTGCTGTTGCTTTCTTGAACTGTGTTAGTGCATTCACTGTGCGCTCAATGAGCGATGTTGATTTATTCATTGCAACACACTCAACTGTTGCGGCTGTGTTACTACGTCATCGAATGTTAGTACCTGTTGCGCCATTCGCTTCGCAGCTATCTCGCAGTAACGCTCTTCGATTTCGATGCCAATAGCCTTGATGCCAAGATCCTTTGCGGCTCGCAGTGTTGTGCCGCTGCCCATAAATGGATCAATAACAAGATCACCTGACATACACAAACGAGATATTATCCAATTCATAAAGCGTAAGGGCTTCGATGCTGGATGCTCTGGTATCGAACCACTTATCACATAATCAAATGCAGTTTTTCCGTGGTATCTCGGACGATCACCGGCGATCAGAATTGCCACATAACTTAAAAACCCGATTTCGCCAAGTGCCATGCCATTCAAATTATGCCCAATCATCATTCCCTGATACGTGTCGCCTAAAGCTATCAAGCATTGCCGAAATGCTGTTTCGCCCGGAGTGATTGCTAGCGTCTTACCAGCTTGTAGCATCATCGGAATCACCTCAACAGGAAATTCCGAATCCCACTCAGCCTTACCAATCCCATAAGGTGGATCAGCAAAGACCAGATCAGCACGCGGTAATGATGGTAGCACCTCACGACAATCACCATGATAGATCGTCACTGACTCATCTTCGAAGTACGGCTTCACCCTGAATGCTCCCATCCACGCATTGCTGCGAGTGCTGCACGCCACGCTAGTGCACGCGCAATGATAGTATCGTCATGGAGACCCTCTGGCGCGGCATAACTTACTCGATGCGTATTCGATGCGATGCGTGACTCGAATGCGTGCAGTTCTGCTGTTGCTGCCGAGTGCTCAAGCCATTGACACTCTCGACGCTCAAACGCCAGTGCTAGTGATTGGATCAATGGTGGCTTCGATGCTGCCGTGGTCATAAACGGGTAGATGGGCAATCCCTCGATCTGCAATGCTTCGATATTCGGACTGCCTATGCTGTTTTCTTCAGCCTGCACATAGAACACATTCCACTTCTCAACTAAAGCCGTCAGGCGCCCTCTCTGCAGTGCCCAGTCAATCTGATTGAATCGCTCAAGCGCAACCTCGCATCTACAATCTGCGCAGACTACGCTCAGAGCGGTATGGTCCTGCTTCTGAGCCCAATCAACTCCCATCACCAGTCTGTGCTCAATATGATCTGATGGCTGTGCATCGAGCGGTGCGGTTAAGTTCTCGACGATGTTGCGAAACACCGATCCTTCGCCTTCGAGGAACTCCGCCATAATCTCTTGCCGGTATGCTTCGGCGCTCAAGTCAGATGCGACTTCCTCAAGTGCCGCTTTGCTCAGATGCGGGTTATCGAATGATGTGAAATGGAATGCTGCCCATCGACCTGTAGTGTCTGACTCGGCTCGTTGGAATAACGTGTGAAACCAATTCCTTCTACGTGGTGTTGAGATGAACCACGCATCGCCATCATTGTCGAGTAACATCGGCGCTCCGACCTTGTCCCACGCATCAGGTGCAAGTAACGCACACTCATCGAGCACTAAGAAGTCGGCATAGTCACCGCGCAATGTATCAGCATCATATGCTGTCTTGACTCGTATGCATCCACCGTTAGCTTTATAAGTAAGCATACGTCGCTGTTCATTCTTCTCGATAACACCCGCGTCAATGAGCTCACCTAACCATAACTTACTTTTCTCCCAGAATGCATCAGCCTGGTTTTGTGTTGTACTCGAAAGTAACACGCGGCGTTTGTCGAGGATCATCTTCTTGATACTGATACGCGCAGCCAGTGTTGTCTTACCTGCACGACGCCCTGCATTAACTACAACGCGCTTCGCCTTACTCGCAGCAATCTCGGCCTGCTTAACGTGCGGTTTAGGGAAGCGTATTGTTAACTCAGTCTGTTTCTTTGTCGCTTGTCTCATCTACCATCACGATCTTTACTTCGCCACTGTGCTCCTGTCTGTCAGTACGTGACCAACGCTTCTGATAACGTCTCTCAAGCCACGTCATACCAGCCACCCAGTTCTTTGGATCGCGAGCCGCCAGTTTAATCTGCGCAACGGCTTCTGCTTCGCTATCGGCCTCAGCCTTTTTAATAGCGTGTAAGAACTCACCATAAGCACTATCCGGTTGATCTTCGCCCTTTTGCTTCCAAAGATAGAATGTTTTGTTGGAGATACCGGCATAAGCTGCTGCAACCTCTGCATAATTGCCAGCGCGTATGACCTGAACGATCTTCTCTTGAATCTCAGGCGTGAGTTTGGTTGGTCGTCCACCTGTCTTACGTCCTTTCGCCATTCAATTCAATAGATTCTCTGCAGTCTGTTTATCCATTGCAGGACCGCAATAGGAAAAGACTGCACAAGGTCTGCCACCATGTTTACCAACATCGCGAGATTTAGAGTCAGCAACCTCGAGATATACGCCCGGGCGTTTCTCCAGTTTATAGTGTTTCGAGTTATTGTATGAGCGCACCAACGAAGGATGTGCCGGATAAGTGTGAAAGCGCCGACCAATCGCCGCATATGCCGAGCCGAGTTTATCACTGAGAATCATAGCCAGACCGAGACCTTGCCAATCGGGAAGTGTGACGAGTCTTGATAGGCCAGTGATATCTTTGACGCGAGGATTCACACGATGCAATGTTGCACCGAATGAAGCGATCTGGTTGCCGACGTAAAGCGCGAAGCAACGTGCGCCTCTGTGGAGGTCTGCAGTCATATAGTGAAACTTACTAAACATGTGCCAGCTATTGTACGGGACCCGTTTAATTCCGACTTCGAGTGAAGGTCGAGGTTGAAGCGACCTCCGCGCGAAGTGCATCGACCCGACTTCAAACGTCCAATCAGGTTGTAACCAGTCGATAATGTCCGAGTGACAGCTTACTGCGATCAACTTGCGAGAGTTGCGACGTACAAACTTCTGCACTGCGTGACAAGCGATCTGTGCGACTTGTCGATCAACTACTGATGTAAACTCATCAATGACGATTGGGTCAGGGAGTTCAAGGAGGCGACGTGCAATATCAACACGAAACTGCTCACCAGTTGAGAGAACAGAGAACGGTCGAAACCACGCCGGGATAGTATTGAAGCCAACCGCCTGACACGCTTCGGCAATGTCGGTGACAGTAAGAGTCGATGCAAAGTCATCGATGACTGCGTTGTCTGCGTAGGTGAGTTGTGCGGGTGCGCCGAACATATGACGTGCGATGGTTGTTTTACCTGAACCTGATGGCCCGTATATGAGGCCGATGTTCCAATCATCTGAGTCAATGTCGAGATTGCCTTGCCACGCGAGGCGCAGACGTTCTTCAATCGGTGCATCAAACATTGCAGAGAACTGTTTGACCCGACCCGATGCTTTCAGTTTCGACTCAACTAGACAATCAAAGCGCGGCACGATAATCCTTCTTGCTCAAAGCGTCTGAGTAATTCTGTCTGATGCATCTCGTCACGACAGTCAACAATAACTCGATATTCATAATTCATTGACTCGACTGCACCATCTTCCTCACCACGCATGATGCCAGTATCGCGGCCAATATCTTCGAGAAGTTTTTGGAGCTCATCGTCGCGATACATTGCTGAGAGATCGACACCGCTTTGTAGGTGCGCTAGTAGTGTCTCAGCATCAGCAACATAACCAATCTCACTTGTTCTGTTATCTGCGATAGCAAGTTGGCGTGCTAGTGTGCGTTCATCGCCCTCACCTTCGAGACGTAAGTCAGTACGTTGAACTACTACAAGTTCCTTGCCATCTGTTTGTACTACTCGAATGGGTAAGTCACGTTCAGCAGCAGCATCAAGAGTCTTGTTACCTGCTATAACTCGACCATCTGCATCTGCGAGGATGCTACGACCTGCGCCTAACTGCCTGATTGACCAGTCGAGCATGTAGTTGCCGCGCTCACTGCCCTTGTTGACGTTGGCGGTATCAGGGATTAAGTCTTTGAGTGTGTCGAGTTGTTTAATCATCGCTTTATGCAGATCAGTTTAAGCGTTCGATCATCAGTGCGGCCACCGTGGGTTGTGATGCGGCACGTGATGCCATATTCAGTAAATGCAGTACCGCCGGTGAGCCAAGCAGTTGTCGTGGTATCAGTCTGCAAAGATGAGAGCACTGAGACGTCAGTGCTTGATGTGAGAAAGCTGTGCGTCAGTATCGTGTCATCATCTGCGGTCAGATAGGCGCTCCAATTCCAGATGTAATCGAGCGTTGCGTCGGGATCTTTGTAATAGAACGTAACGTAAGGTTCACCACATGTGCCGTTCTCAGCGGCAATGGTGACGACGCGATTCGTGCCACCTGCACCGCCGGTTGATGGCGTCTCGATGATGACGACTGAGCCGAATGCACTGCTTGATGGGATGCCTGAGAGTTCAAGCAGCAGACTACCGGCAGATGAAAGCATTGGCGTGCCGAATGCACTTGATGATGCAATGCCAGTCAGTGTGAGAGTAATGGGCGCACTGATTGATGGGCCGGTTGCGTAGGGCAGTGACCCGTATGTAGTTGATCCGTACATCTATGGATTGCTTTCAATCTTGAACGTATCGAGACATGCAACGCCAGCGGTAGCGCGATAGATGCGGATGCCGTGTTTCGCCGCAGACAGGTTAAAACTGCTTGTCGTACTTAACGGAGTAGCGTTTACCTCACACGTTATGCTTGTACCTAACAGCGTAACTTTCAAGTCGTCAAATACGCCTTCAGTAAATGCCAGCGTGGTTGTTTGCACCGTGGTATCAGCCCCGCCCTCTTTTTTGACAATCTCAAAGTTACCTGTAGCTTTGTTGTTACGGCTTAACTTCCAGTAGTTATTAGCATCAAGATAACGAAATACAATTTCGTCATAATGATGGGTAGCCGCGCCTCCTATCGGGAACATTACCTTGGCTGTAATGATAGCGTCAGCGGCGGTGGCATTAGCTACATAGGCGTTAGCTGCTCCGGCATTTACTTCTCCTACTGCACAGTTGTTATAGATGTAAATCTCATCAGCACCCGTTTCAAAGTGTGTCCAGCCCGTACCTATATCAGGCATATGAGCAGAGAGTAACACGTAGTTAGTATCGGTAAAGTTATCAAAGAATAACCCAGTCGGTGGCGTCTCGCCTTCATCCATTGAAGGCACGCCTAACTCACGAGTAAGTAAGTTAGCGCCACCGTTTATCAAGAATACGGACTCTCGGCCAAATGATGCACGCACAGTTAGCCATTTGATTTCACCATAGCCGAGGTTGGAGGGGTCGTATACGTCGTAGAGCGTGGCGTACCATGCACTCTCGCCAGTCATTGTGTGCTCATTGTCCCATTGCTGTATCTCAACAGGATGTGCTGCTGTCCACTCAGCACCATATGGGCACCAGAAAACGAGTAGCCTGTCGATCAGCGATGCGTGATAACTGAATGGAAATTCCATGCCTTTATAGCACCACCAGAGACCAAGGTTCTCTGCGTGCATTAACTCGCCGCATCTGATGCCATAGTAGAATCCAAAAATATTCACTTGCCCTTCGAGACGCTGACAGATGCCGCTGTTGTATTGCGGCAGAATGATTCCATAACTTGTGGTTGTTGTTGGCTGTATAGCTGCAACAACGTTCATGTGCGGACCAGCTGCAACTATGCAGTTCTTGATTGCAACTGTCGTGTAGCGTCGGAAGTTGAGGCACGAATAGTTCGGGTTCGGGACAGTCTGAAAGATGATGTTCTCAATCTCAATGTGACTGTAGTTGGTTTCATCGAGATAGCCACCAACCGGACCACGACCTGTGATGACTGATGGATCAGTCCCGGTTGCTGTTGCAAGAGTCGATTTGATCTTCGTACCTCGCGGTAACTCGACTGCCTCATAACCACTCGGTGAACAGGCAACAGTGCTGTGCCCGATAAGCTGAATCGTATATTGCAGATCGGTTATACCGACAGTTGGCAGGATCAGCTGAGAATTGCGTCGTGCGCCTTCCTGCAATGCACCGCCGATGATGTAAGTGGCGTCATCGAAATAGATTGTTGCGTTCTGTGCGTCAGTCCCGATCTGAGTGAAAAGTGCCTGCAGTGCCGCAGTGTCATCGGTTGTTCCATCACCGATGAGGTAGTTGCGCGCATCATACTCGCGTGCGCGATAGCGTGTGAATACTGTCGGGAGGTCTGTGTTGATTAATTTCGCGGTTGCGCCGGCAGCGAGTTTGTATGTCTTGCCTGCGGTGTTATGCGCAACTGCTGATGTTGATTCCTGTGCGCGTGTCACGGTCAGCGTATCAGTTGCTTTGACTGTTACGCGCAGCACTTCAACCTGCGGATCGTCAGATGGGTCGGGATAGTCTGTTGAGTTCCAGATCGTTGCGTTGAAGGGCACTGTTGGCAGTTTCGCGCCGTGGCCGGTGGTCAGCGTGATTGATGTCGCACTCGACGTGATGCCGGTCGTGAGCGTGGCTTTGGCGAAGTTCTTTGCCTGGTCGAGAATCATCACAGAGTCTCCTGATCGGATTGCCCGAAGTTCTTGTATGCACGAATCGTGTCTGCGGCATATTCCGGTACTAACATCATCTGATCTGCAGCCTTCTTTGCCTCTGCTGCATTCGGGAATAACATCGCGTCCTTGATGTCACTCGACCAGCCATAACCGGGATTGAGATACCATGAGTCGTTGGCGACGACCAAGAGACTGAGTAGCTTGCCCATCATAGATTGCCTCAGAGTGCGAAGATTTTATTTGGACCGTTATCCCACACAAGAGTTATATCGACGCCTGTTGGTGTGACTGCGCCATCGATAAGCGCGATCAGATTTGACGTTGACTCAACGCCAGTGTCCTTGAAGATTGCAACGTGCTCAGTGCCATCGCCTGTGACAGCTGTGTATGACAGATCAGCAGCATCAAAAACATTGCCGACGACTGTCTTGCTGGCAAGAGTTTGTGCAGTGCCAACGCGTGCCAGTGCCGGAATATCGTTCAGGAAATTGTCGGTTGCGAGATTAGGTGTGTAGTCTGCAGCATCGACCAGTTGCGCTTTGATCGTGTCAGTCAGCAGATTGATGCCACCAGTCGTCAAGAGAATCGTCTTGTAGGTTGCGTAGAATGCGGATGCCATTTGACTCTATGCCTCGGAGGGTTGGTTGCAACTGCAGTGAACACCGATCCTTCCTCCTTAAACCAATGCTCACTGCAGAGCAATTGTCGAACAGACGGGAACATATACCACAAAACAAAAGCCCGAACACAATATTTTGTGTCCGGGCTCTCGCTGTTGCCCCAACATACTATCTTGAAGTTTCAACTATAGCACTACAGTCAACCTCTCAGGCGTTCGCGTCGCTCGTCATCAATCTTGCGTGAGATGGCAAGTAACGCAGCACCGAGGTTGAGAAGTGATTCTCTCAAGGTGTGCAACTCAGATCGCACTGAGAGCTCAAGTGATTGAATCGCGTCTGTTGCTTCGCGTATCAGTCGATGCGCGTCGAGAATTTCCTGCTCAGTGTCTTTCTCTGTGTGTGTCATCACTTGGACCTGTACAGCATTCGAGCCAGAATCACCAATCCAATGAGCGCAAGAAACGCCACGAGCATAGTCATCACAAACTCAAGCATCGAGAATGTTGAGTTCATATTGCGAGTTTGGTTTGTGCGAGCAGGAACGCCAGCGCGAATGCACCAGCTGCAAGTAGGATGCGCCCTATTTCTTGGATCTTTGGATTCGCTGAGACGAAGTAGAGTGCTCCGCCGATGATGATAAGCGCGACAGGAAAGATTGCTGTTGCCATGTCAAGTCTCCCTCTGTGTAGAGAAAATTAACTGCATCGTCGACCGAGTATGCTACGCAGACCGCCGCATTGCATTCTCTCAGTCTCGCTAGTGTCTCTTTCTGCTCTGCTGATAGTTTACCTTTGGCTCTCTTGACCTCAATGCAAAAGAACCGCCCAGCCATTAAGCACCCTGTGATGTCCGGCCAGCCAGTTGCCACCTTTGATCGCCTAACCCGCCCATCAGCACCATATACGCGTGATGCATCCGTGATCGAATAGGGCAGTTTCAAGTAGTCCAGAATCTCACAGATCGAGTTCTGAATCTGTCGCTCAGTGGCAAATTCGACCAGTGAGTGACTCGCCAGATGCCGTTTCTTGACGTTTGGAGACGCTCTAGGGCGTTTTTCGGGCATATCCTGACTCGTTACTAGACTGGGTTCCATAATAGGCTTATTATAGCGATTATGACAATCTTATTTGACAATTGTGTGGTCTGTCAGACTCCCATTAGGAATCTCAGGCGACGACATGGTGCTATGTTCTGTCAGGCCGAATGCAGCCGAGAACACGCACGTCGTCAGTTTCAAATCTTGAATCCATCTACGTCTGTTAAGCTTTCAACTGTGACAACAGGTGCAGCACATGAACTGTTCGTTGCAGCGGATTTGATGTTTCGAGGCTATGCAGTCTTTCGTGCTCTGTCAGGTTCTTGTGAGTGTGATCTGGCAATCTTGACCTCAGATCGACGTCTGCTGCGTGTTGAGGTGACGACGGGATACTACACGCAAACCGGAAAGATTGTGTCACCTAAAAATGAGCAGGACGGATTGAAGTTTGATGTTCTAGCTATCGTCGTCAAAACAGATCGCAAAATTATTTATCAGCCTACTCTAGAATCTCTGGACTTGCAGGCAACTTAGAATCTTCAGCAGGATCAAGATTCCAGTTAGCCCAGATGTGCCTGATGCGGGTCACTACGCTGAGAACGTCATCGAGTTCGGGTTGTGTGTAGAGTTTGCGGATGATGTTTTCGAGCTCTGCGAATGATTCTGCGGTGACCTCGATCTTGTCCCACAATGTCGTGTCGTCATCACCGGCAATCGTGCGCAGTGTAAAGCAGCCGTCAAGACAGATCACCTCAACGTCGTTGAGTCTCAGTGTGAGTGATCTCACTTCTGTTCCCTCATTGTGCATTTAGTTCTCCGAGTATCATTCGCGCATCATCCTTCGAGAGTTGTCCAAGTGCCACGCTTTTCTTCACCAGCTTCTCAAGCGGTTCGCCCATTGCATCTGCGAGATCATTCCACGTTGAGATGATTTCCGCAGAGTCAGCACGATCACTCTCGACTGCGACAGGTTTGGCTTGAGCACCAACGCGAGATTGCGGTTTGGGAATCGCCAGTGGTTTCTCAACCCGATTCAGCCAGTTGACAAAGAACCTTCGAGTACAAGTCCGGTGGTTTGCAGCACACCAAGTTTCAGCTTTCTCAAGTTCGAGTGTGACGTTGATCGCACTATAGGCGCTTTTGGTTTTCAGGTCGTTGAGAAAATCAGAATCGGGAATTTGTGCGCGTGCCCGACGAATTGGCTTTGCAATTCTGTCGGGTCCATCACTCTCAATACTAGGTTGTACTCCTACACTCTTATTCTTCTTCTGTATCTGTATCTGCATGGCGTACCCATGCGTTAGCTCTGCGTTACCTTTAACGCTTTGAGCGTTACCTTTCTTCTGCTTCTCTTTCCATCTCGCGACGCGTTCTCTGCCCTTTGCGCGCTTGTGTTCAAGTGATCCTATCTCCCTATACTTCTCAGCATTTAGAACGAGCCAGCCTCCCGGCACTCGTTCGATGCGACGACCTTCAAAGTCAGGATCAGATGAATTTGCGTCAGGTGCTTCGAGGATGCCAACTGCACGCTCACACGCTTCATTTGAGACTCGCGCCTGATGTGCAAGGTTTGGAATCGATGCAACCTCAACGAAACTATCTTTATCCATTAAAGCTAAAAGGGTTATCCATACAATTCGTGTTGATTCATCCTCCATCCAGATGGATGAAGTGAGCACTTTCGAAAATAGTTTCACGTACATAAAAGTAGCCCTGTGTTAGCAAAGCGTTAGTGTAACGCTCAGAACGTTACCTGTCTAGAATATTGTCGTTTGCAAATCTCATCCCTGATTACTGGCGGCATAGTAGACCGGCGCAGAGAATACAGGAACTCGACATATTGGAGCTCATTCATCGAGGTTGACTCACGTACTAAATCGTGGGCGACTGCGTTCATTGGGATGACGGTGAACTGATCCAACTTCGCTGCATACTGAACCACAAAAACGGGCAGTGCTGGCGTGTGATTATCGCCGAGACTGATGAGCACATCCATATTCGCATTGCCTCGACTGACCAGCCATCCGCGCTCGTGTTTGTACTCAATCAATGCAACTGGCTTTCGCTTCGAGTACTCAACACAAAGGAAGTCCACATCAAACATTGGAATGTGGAAGCCCCAAGTACGATGTCTTGCACTCAGGGCTTCATCACGCCAGTTAGTGCGTTCGTCTATCATTCAAGTTAGTCAACAACGATATCTGATCCGTTACTTTGCTGTAGTCGGGTGGTTGCTGTTTTGAATACCTTGTCGATTGCTTTGAACAAGGATTGTTCTTCGTATTCAGTAAGCACTCCGCGTTTTCGAACAAGACTTTTTATCGCTTTGCTCAATTCTTGAACTGTTATTAACTCGCGGATCGGATCAAGTGTCACGGTTCGAAGATATTCACGCTGTCTCAATTCAGCAGGTGTTGGTGGTTCTTTACTAGCTTGTGGCATTGGTAAAGTAACTTGAGGAACGGAAACCCATTTTCTAACTCCGGTTTCTTTATCAATGTCGTTTTGTATTACTCGGCGCACTTCCATTTGTATGATTTTCTTGACAGCTTTGGATCCCCATAGCGTCAACCCAAGTTGTTCAACTTCCGGGTCGTCGCAAATATCAGAAACTTGTAGTCCTTGATTTTTTAATTCAAGAACTCTTTGAGTGAATTGTTTGTGTAGTGATTGTGCGGGTGTCATTTGACTCCTTTTAGATTGGTTCGCCTCTCATTCCGAACACGAGCCCGAAGTGCTTTGGCAAACGAGATTAACCACGGCGATAAGGCTTCGGCCTTTTCGCATACCATTTCTGCCAGATCGTAGGAAATTAAAAAGAAGTTATTAGCAGTGTCTGCCGGATCGGTATTCAATAATGGCACTGCCTTTTCTAGAAACCTGCTAATTGGTTGCCGTTGGTCGTCTCGGTATTTGCGGTCAAGTTCTTTTGTTCGTTTCTCGTATTGCTCACGAATCGCAATTACCTGTTCATCTGCTAATCTCTTAGCTTCTGCTACATCGTCACGGGCTGCTTTGATCTCTGCCGCGATTCGTTTTTTGATTACTTTGTCGGTTTCTTGATCACGAGATTCAATTAACTCCTGCAACTTCGCATTCGTATCCCGAACATTAGTAAGTTCGGTTTTTAAATTCTTGATTTCATCTTTGTGAACTTCTTTCAACCGTGATGCAGACAACCGGCTCAATAACCATTTCTGGTCAGATTCTGGCATTTGCGCCATTTGCAATGCTGCTTCACGTGAGAAATGGTTTTCGTTTAGAAGTTCACCAAGATCGTCAATGAGTTTGGCGAGTGCGCGAGTATGTTGTATTGATGTTGTGGTGTAACCCGTTTCACTTGCTATCTCAATGTCAATCTCACCCTTTGATTTTTTGTAATCATTACAAAAACTGTTCCGTTTCAACTTAATTTCTGTCTTGCGTTGCAAACACTTCGCCAGCGTATAGGTTGGAATTGATCGCCGCGCTAGATTTTCATCAAGTCGAATCTCCTCAAGTTCAAGTTCGTCTTTCGGCTTGCGCACGATTACTGGAATCTGTTCCAGCCCTATTTGCATCGCTGCCCTATAGCGTTGCTCACCTGCAATGATCAGATAGTCCTCAGTGATTGTTATTGGATTGATCAGACCATGCTCCTCGATTGAACGAGCGAGAAAGTCTAGTTCTTGTGGGTTCAATGCATCAAACAATTCTTTGTTTTTGGGATCAACGCGAAGTTCTGACGGTGCAAGATATTTCAATTTTAGCCTCATGTGTTTTCTTGTGTCCCTGTGTTGGTTTGAAATAAAAACGCCCTCTCGTTGAAAGCTCTTGCTCCGACAGACGATCCGAGGTGTGAGAATGCAGACGGAAAAGAACACCACTGATCGATGAGTCAAGAGCCTTCAACCAGAAGGCGTCGTGAGTCTGCTGTTCCTCAATTCCAATGCCTCTGTCGAAGGCAAGAGCACTCTAAATCACTTCACTTGATTTGTAAATTACGGGCACGCAGTCTTCATCTTGAAAGCTGTCTCAGTCTGGCGGTCCGAATACCCACCAACACCGACTTCACCGATCTTTCCATTCTTCAATGCAGTGCAATGCTCCTGCACCCATCGTCCGACGTGCTTCACAAACGGACCTGTCGAGAATGCATACTTGTTGAAGAACGGATGATAGCCAACGAGCGACGAACCGCCATAAGGACGTCTCACCAGATTCGCTTCGATGTAGTTGTAACTGGGAATCAGTTCACTCAGGAACTTTTGATATGCAGTTGCGAGCTCTGGTGCAGTCATTGCATCACGCTTCTTTTGCGCCTCTGCATACTCAATCATTTCCTGTGTCTTTTCTCGATAGTTGCCTGCTGGTGGCTGGCTCTCGACGAGTTGAGGTTTGGTCACGATTGGTTCCGGCAATGTGACAGGTGTCTGCAATGCCATAGCTAATAGAAATATGTACTTCATTTGTGTGTTCCTTTTCTTTCAATTATTTGATTTGTAGGTTTGTTGATTCGACGAGCACCGCTTCCGGTATCTCTCCATTCTGCTTGATGAACGTAGTTGCAGCTTCTCGATTGAACTCACGCGTTTCTTTCACTCGAACGAAAACTTCTCGCATCTGCTCAAGCGGCATCATCGGAATGCACCGCGTTGACTTTCGCCACGATAGTGAGTGAACACCGTTTGTCCACTTGTTTCCTGTGCCCAACAGTCGTGACAGCTGCTCCTTCGATCTCTCGTGCATCCTCTGTGCTCGTTGTTTCTTTTCTCTGAGATCATCGATGGCTGCACTCAGTGCGAGCTCTGTGAGTTTCATGTTCTCAAGATACCGGCACCAGTTGTTCAGCTTGTCATCTCGTGACAGGTTCAACGCATCTAATCGCGCTTCCTGTTCTTCGTTGATCTCACCGCCCTGCTGCTCGATTTCCTCAAGCAGCAAGGCAAGATCATTCTGGATTTCGTAAAAACTTGTCATTCTTCACCTCGGATTCCATCGCGGCGAGTTCTGTATTTATCGCGTTGTGCAGTAACCAATAATCCTCACCAGCAGGCGGTGGCACAGTCCGATTGGAGAACCGCTTCCCCACCCGTTCCACGAATGCGCGGACAGCTTCGAGTTCGACCTGCTTACGCACTCCCATCTGTTCCATTAGTCTGACTTGTTCGAGAATGGCGCGGATGGCATCGAAGAAGGAATACGGCTTAGGAACATGTGGGTTGTCCAACCACGCCAGCATTTCATCAATCGTTGGTTCGGTCATGCACCACCTCCGAGAGACGGATCGTCAAGCACATCCAACCAGCTTTCAAATTCTTCAATCACCACTACCGCCTGCCCATCATTCAACTCTGACCGCTTCTCGCATCCTGTCAGTGACTTCATCCGCGCTTGTATGACCGGCATCTCGATTCCCGCAGTCCTCAAGTCTCGAATCAATTCACCGATAGCCGCAATGTTGTCCTTGCTCCCAGTACCTTTTCCTTGCACAGAGAGGCTCGTAGCGCGATTTTCGGCTGGCATAGCTGGTGATATATAGTCCTGAACTGCACGAGCCTGCCTGTCCTCTTGTGAGATGGATTCAACTTCTGTCTCATCGAGCATACCAAGACCGCAGATCGACAATGTGACGCGACGTTTGGCTTTGGTTGTTGCTTTCATCTTGGCATTGGCCAAGTCCTCACCTTTGAGGTTGGCAATGCTGACTGCACCGAGGTCTGCATCCTCACGCCCTTCGGCGTTGCGTGCATATGCAGTGACTTGATAGATGCCGTCCTCGGTTTTGGTGTCGAGTTGATAGATGCTGATTTTATGATTCGTTCTCAACTGGTCAGTGCAGGCTTTGTTGGCGTATAGAACCGTCTTGCCTTTGAGCACCAGATAATTGAATGGCTGCGTCAGCGGGTTCAACCCGACTGACTCACACACTGCGCGATAGTAGAAAATTTTCTGTTCGTCTGAGAGTTTACCGATGTCGCCTTTAATGAGCACTCGTTCAAGTGCAGCTGCGGTTGGTTCAGTTGTAGCAAGTTCAGTGTTGTTGTTCATTGTGTCCCTTTCGTGTCTACGTTGATTTCCTTTGGCCATTCGTCTTTGGTGTATTGCTCTGAGAGATGCAACAGACGCGTGAACTCAAGTGCTTCGGCAGTCTCTCGTGCCTGCTGATATGAGACGTGGTTGACGACGATGCGCCCTGTGACCTTATTCTGCACGTAATACTGACTCAGGTTGTCGGCGTGTTGTATGACTTCATAATTCATCGTCGTCTCGTGCCTCCTGCCAGTTTGTCAAGCACTGATCACTGCACCAAAGATGATCGTTCTCATCTACAAGTACGGTTGCGCCATCACGCATCATTCTGCCGCATTGATTACATTCAGCATCGCCAGTGAGCTCAATCCAGAACTCAGGTGACTCTGGTTGTGTCGTCAGCCATCTGTCGAGTCCCTTGATGCTCATTTGTTCCTCCCGTCTCTGAGTGCAAGGTTGGCAATGGTTGCGAGATGACGAAGCAGATCATCATCTGACTTCAAGCACCACTCGCGAATCTTCTCAAGTGCCTCGGTGAGTTCATCGACTCTCTCTGCAAGCTGACAAATTGAAGTCTCAAGGCGTTCTATCTGCTTGTCTATTCTCTGCTCGTCCTGCATTGTGCCTCTTAGTGTCGCCATTTGTTTGTGTCCTCTCTGTGTTTGGTTTCTATCTGTCTTGGTGGCGGTGCATCCTCAACCAGTATGTGTCGCAGTAGGAATCCAACAACAGCACCGACTGAGAATGCAGCCGCAACCAAGAGCCAAATCATTCCGTCATATTAATTCTTGACTCGGCTTCTGCCACGAGTTCTTTGACTTTCTCGTTGGTCATATCGGGATAGATTTGATTGAATGCTGTCTCCCATTCATCGAAGGTGAAGTTGATCTGCACATCGAGTGCGTCAACTATTCCGTCGATGTACTTCTGAACATCCCGCCAAGCGCGTCGCTGTTCGTTGAGCTCGTGTCTGCGTTGTTCAATCTCTCTCAAGGTTTCGTCTGTCATTGTGTCTCCTTTGCGCCGATGACCTCGACTGCATCGTAGTCTAGTGTCGAGTTGAACTGTTCTTTCAGTCGTGAGTAATCTTTCATGATTGCGATGATCGCTGGTCGTGTCAGTCCTGACAGCTGCCCGACTTTCTTGACATCGAACATGTTCACCACGCCCAGTCGCCTGACTCTTTCGTATGCATTGAACTCGTCTTTTGTGATTGTCATTGTGTCTCCTTTGCTTCTGGCCACTGGATGTCAGTGCGTGATGTGACGCCGCCTTCTTTTACAGTGATTGCTTCGCATATAATATCGACTCGTGCTGTCATCTCCCAGAATGGCGCCATCGCCTTTTCAAGTGCTTTGCCTGAGATAGCAGTAGGCGACTTGAGTTTCCTTAGTCCTTCTCTGACGCGTGTCAGTTCGTCATACAACATTGATGTTTCCCAAACACCGTAGTACTCAATCATTTCTCGTTCTGTCATAATGTGTGCTCCTTCGTCTGGTTGAGACTGCATCGAGCTCCAACCCGATGCAGTCTCTTGTTGATGCCTATCGTTCATAGTCTCGTCTGTCTTCAACTTCGATTGTTGCCGAAACCAACACTATTCCGTCGTGATCGTTCGATAGAGTTGCTTTCGCAAACTCCAGACAAACATTCTTATCGGAGACGAATACATCAGTATGTTTTTGATCTGCTTCGGTCGTCGTCAATGTGTCAACGTTCGACTCTGTTCTATCTGCATAATATCGAATCGCCTTTGCTGCTGATGATGCGTCCATCTCGACGTATTCTGTGCTGTTGTTTCGCGTCACTCTAAGTTCGTAGGTTTTGTAAGTCATCTGCGTGTCTCCTCTTTCTGTGTTCTGATCTGAAGTGATTATATTTAACTTTGTTAAACAAGTCAAGCACTAAATACATTAAAATTATTAGAATTATTCCACTGGCCTTTCGGTCGGGTGTGACAGCTTCTCGTACAGATCAGCCAGCTGTGACTTCAGCTTGAGCACCGTATCCCGATACTCTGCCGCATCGTGCTCACGCTTGATGTACTCAACTTCAGACTCAAGCCTGTAGACTGCCTGCCAGAGACGCTCACGCGGGTTTTCATCCTCGTCACCATCCGGTTCATCGAGTGTCCAGTCATCTGCGTCGTTCTCGTCGAGCTCTGATGCATCCTGCGGCCAGTCTGCTGTGCGATCTATCGGATCAAAAGTCATTGTGTTATCCTCTCTCAATTAGTTTGTGTGTCCCTTTTTTGGTTTGACTCTGGGCTGGTGTATGTGACACCAGCCCAAACTTTTTACAGGTCATCGACGTGAGTCACTTCATAGAACTCGTCATAGTCAGTGATGATGCGCCGGCAGAGTGCAAGCAGATCAGTTTGAGCATCCTTCTCATCGTCTGAAAGTTCCTCAACTTCGTCGTCCTCATACGTTCCTGTGTCTCCGTCCCAGTTGTGATAGCAATCTCTCAAGTCACTCAGTGTGTTCTGGAATCTGCAATATGACATGTTCATTATTGTGCCTCCTTTAACTGTCTGATCTGTGCTCTTTGAAATTCGAGAATGCCCTCGGCTGTCGCTGTCGGAATATCTTTCGGCATTGTGTCTTCGAGTTGCTTCAGGAATCTCTCAGCCTCTGCGATCTGCGCTAGCTTGCACGCTTGAATCGTTTGCTGACTTAGTGGTGCGCGTCTCTTTCTTTCTGGTTTGTAAAACATTACGCCACCGCCTTTTTTTGTTGTGCGGCAAGTGCCTCTGCTTCCGTATGGGTGAGCACGATTTGCGCACTGCTTGGCAGTTTGTAGACATTGTAGGGCGAGTATTCACTGGCAATAATGCGCCCATCTCGATAATGATCACGCACCCAAAATGTTTCGCCATCCAACACTGCATAGGCTACTAGTCCGGGCCAGACATCTTTCAGATAGGTCAATAATTTTCGTCTCGATGTGAAGGTGTGAATTGCTTCCATTTACGCCACCGCCTTTCGGTACTCATCCATCGCTGCTTCGAGCCTGTCCACTGCATCAGGTTTCTCTGTCTGCGCTGCTGTTAGCTTGATGTTGTCGAATCCTGTGACCGCCTTCTCGAATCGACCGAGACTGAAGCGCGGGTTGTCGTCTGCAAATGTTAAGCTGAGCTCGTTGACTATCAGCGTGAACAGTCTGTTGGCTTCGAGACTCAATCCATACTCTTTGCTTGAGTGCCGCTTGGCTGCTGCGTTCAATGCTTCTGCGATCTTGATGTAGTCTTTTCTGGTCATTTGTGTGTCCTCTTTCTTTGTTGTGTTCTTCTCTCTCACTAAAGACATTATAGTTTAACTTTGTTAAACAAGTCAAGATAAAAATACAACTATTCTTGTATTTCTTTTAAAGTCTTTGATTGTAAGGGTTTAGAACTGATAAGCGGAGTAGAAAAGCCCATCCCTCTGAGAAGATACTGCTTCATCAGGAAGGATTTTGAGACTCTCAGTCCGCGTGCCTGTGCCTTCAACTTCTGATGCAGATCAGCATCGAGTCGGAAGGCCACGAAATCCGTCTTCACTTTCTCAGGTTTCATAGTCATCACTATATAACAATGTTAAACGAGATGTAAACACATAAAATTACACCCGCGAGAAGTTCCATCCCTAGACCTCGACGCGGGTGCTCTGAGTCTACTTTGGTTGAGGTTGACCGCCCGGAGCCATTGGATTGCTCACTTGCGGTGCATTCGGGTCTGCTGGCAGCTGCGTGGGCACGTTTGCGAAGTGCGCCTTCAAACTTTTCAATGACTGAAGCACCTCATCGAGTTTTGGTCGCACGTTCGCAGGCACATCGACTTTAACTTTCTCAATTGTCACTGTGACCTTTTCAATCTCTGCATCGCCCTGCTGCTGCCATCTCTCGCGTTCTTTATCCTGAGCCATAGCTGATACTCCTTTGTTGTTGTTGGTTGATCGGGAGGAAAAGCATTATTGCACATTCGCACTCGATGGAGCGTGTTCAATCTCATCACAGAAGGTTTCAAAAGCACGATCAGCAAATGGCCAGATGAACGCATTCACTCTGCCCAATAAAAAGCTGTGATCAGCATCCTCAAGCGCAAGCACATTGTCGCCATTCAATTCATCCAGCTTGTCGAGCACTCGAAGTGCGCGTCTGTTAGTCTCTCGGTCAAATCCCTGTCGTTGTCCGTTGCTGCTGTCGAGTGCCTCACCAACGATGAGCTCAATCTGCTGTGCATAGTTGAGTCTTACATTCTCGCCTTTGCGTGTGGTCACTTCTTTGAGTTCGATGTATTTCATGATGCGGCTACCGCCAGTTCTCCTTCGCCGTGATAGAAAATATTGTAATAGCAGGTCAGTAAGCTAACGCTGGTCATATTGGGCACTGCTGTCGCGAGCACCTTATAGGTGATTGAATTGGTCGCATATGCATTAGGCGTCGAAGGAATATTCGTCCCAGTACCTACTGCAGCGTCAAAGTTCAATGCGTGTGATATTGCAGTCAGCCCGACATCATCACTCGCTCCTCCGGCTCTGTGTTGCTGGACTTCGGTGAATGTGACTTGCATATCGTTATTAGCATTATGCGCGATGGCAAACGATATGACTCGCCTGTGTACAAAGGTATGTATGACTCCCGAAATTAATCCCTTAGCTACAAGCACAAGATGTATCTCGCCGCCCATTGCTGACTGGTCACTGGCGCCATAAGTAATGGTGAATAAATCTGTGAGCGTATTATTTGCCAGCGTGCGACAAGCGCCAACAATCATTCGTCCTGCTGGCGTGATTGAATTAACCGGCGTGGTTCGCAGGCGCAGCACTGTCGGAGCACTTGTAGATGTGAACGTGGCCTGTGCTGTGAAATCCATCGCCACGCCCTGTCGGGCGACTGCAGTCGCAGTGCTGTCATAACCAAAATTCGAAACCGTCAGCAGTGCATCACCTGCAAAGATTCCACTCTTACTGGTCAGCGTGCCGCGTGAGCGTTCAGTATAAAGAACAGGACCAACGCTCGTGCTGGCGATCTTCATACTCAAGACTGTGGCTGTATTATTTTGCAGTGTCAGAGTGCCGCCACCGAGCGTGACGTTACCGCTGCCATCCACGCTGGAGCTCGCTACAGCAGCAAATGCACCTGTCCCGCTATCGCGACATTGCAACTCGGTCGTTGATCCGGTTGCAGTCAAGTAGCCCCACGAAGGCGCTGAACCGCCCTTGAGATACTGATTCGACATACCTGCTAGAGTCGGCACGAAGTAGCCGAAGGAGTCCTTGTAATATACAGAACCAGCCCAGCCAGTCGAGAAGTAGAATCCCGCACTCTGCACTTGAAAGATGAATGATGCCGACTGCAACACAGTATCGCCTACAACGTTGAAGCGCACAGATGGCGTCGTCGTTCCAATGCCGACCCAGCCTGCTGCTGTCACACCTGATGTCGAGACTGCACCGAATACACCCGCGTTGTTGTATTGCAGACTCGGTGATGGCGATGCAGGTGTGCCACCTGATGCTGTTGATGTGAGTACTTGATTCGGTGCTGTGCCGGTGATCGACAACCCAGTGCCGATGGTCATATAAGCAACGACGCCCTCTGAGTTGTCCCAATAGGGAATGCTGTCAGCACTGCTTGGTGAGGCGGTCGCATTGAAGTAGCCACTGGAATGCTTGAAATACATCGAGCCAGTAGTGCCATGTGAGAACTGAAAGCCGGCGGTCTGTACCTGAAAGTAAGGTGTCGCTGCACCGCCATAGATCGTTACGCCGCCGTTACTGCCTACACCCGTACCTTGCAGAATGAAGATTCGTGCAAGAGTAAAACCACCAGCACCGAGTTCAAGCACTCCTGCAGGACTGCCATAGTCCGTCGTGTAATAGCCGTGCATAAAGGCTAGCTGCGTCAGACCTGTTGTTGGTATCTGTCCCTTCCATAGAAACCGCGCCACGACATTGTTAGTCGTCAGGTCTGTATGCACACCGCCTGATAATCTTCCACGCTCCCATGTGATCTGACTTCCTGTTGCTGCATCTCGATAGTCAGTGAATATGAGGCGCGTTGGATTCGCGCTGACTGCATCAAGCAGGATGTTCTGATCAGTCGATGATGCACCGTTTCTGATAGTCAATGCACCGCCAAGCGTGACAGCTGCACCTGATACGAGAGAGTTCGAGACAGCACCGAATGCACCGGCGTCATTGTATTGAAGCGTGCTGGCTGGCAGTGCTGGCTCACCAGTGCCCGGTGTGCCTGATGGCGTCATCCATCGCGGATAAAGATTGCCACTGACGTTCGTGACTGTCAGCACTTTGCCTTCATCTGTTCCCGGATCTGCTACAAAATCTATGTCGAGATTGACAAAGTATCCTGCAGCATTGCGGTAATACATTGAACCAGTCGTGCCGTGACTGAATAGATGCCCAACACTCGTCACAGCAAACCACGGCGTAGTTGCTGCACCGTATATCGTCACACCGCCTGTGCCGCCATCAGTCTGCAAGACCTCGACGCGTGCATTGCCAAAGTCACCAGCACCCATCGTGATCAGACCTGCATTGCCATAGTTAGTATCGAATGTCGTTTGCACATAACCCAGTGCTTTGAATGGACCGGGACTAAACCAGCCATAGAACATAATGCGACCAGCGAGATCGTCATCATTCAAATAGAGTCCTGTTGCCTGTGTGCGCTTGAAGTCAAGCTGTGGTGTCTCACTGTTGTGAGTCTTTGCAATGGTGAACACCTGCCCGGTGCTCTGCTCATCGTGCATTGCACCCACAACGTGCAGCTGCACAGTCGGTGCTGATGTGCCGAGCCCTACATGACCAGCACCACTTTCAACTGTCATTGCATAGTTATTCGTCGTTGTTCCGCCCAGCGCCACACTAGCAATGTGAATGCCGCGCCACGTTGTTAAAGTCTTGCCTGCAAGCACACCCGGAGCACGAAGATTGATTGATGTCAGTGCTGATAACGATTCTGCAATTGATGAGGGATTGATATGTAGAAGATATGCCGGAGCACTCGACTGCACCGCTGTCTTTGAGTAGCCAATGTTGATGCCGTAATAACCGGAGTGTGATGTTGTCGTATTGTCACTCAGTGACAAAGTGAACGCATTTCGCGCACTGCCTGCTGATGGAATCGAGTCCTGCAAAATCAATGAGCCAATTGATGAGTTGGTATTGAGCACACCGACCTTGTGTGATGATGTGACTGATTCTGAACCTATAGCAACTTTGCCATCAGCATCAACAGACATCGCAAATGTGCCGCGTGTCTCAATTCTCAAAGGTGCTTTGGTGGTTGTTGCTCCACTCGCACGCAACAACAACACCGAGCCACTGCCTGTTCCTGTCACGCTCTCGATGACATAGCATTCCTCTGCCTCTGTTCCGCCAAAGTGAAAGACAAGCTGATGCGTGCCCATCTCAAAGGTTTTGATCTGCGTTGATGCAGGCGGTGCTGGCATATCAGGATCAAGCACCTGATCAAGTCTCACAGTGCCAGTCGCCGCACCACTGCCCATGTCAAAGTATGCACCGCCATTGAAGCTGAGTTGCAGCGTTGTGCCATCAGACTTCGGGCGCATACGCAATGCACCGACAGGCGCAACTGGTGCTGTCCCTTGCTCGCTCACATCCATCGTGAATGCTGATGAGAGAATGCGACGTCCCATTAAGGAGTCTCCCAAAGTGTCATCGTGCCATCATCCGGATCGTACTCGAAGGCTATCGGATCTGCATCGGTCTCCTGCTGCTGCAACGTCAGTGCCTTGTAGTTCCAAGTATTGTCCTGCTCGATGACATCAAGCGGCACGCGTATCAGAGCATCAGGATTCCATAAGACGAATCCTTCACTGATTGCATGTGTAGCTGTCATTGCACTCGTGTCTCTGAGGCCACGCTTCAACTGTGAGAGTCGCCAGACACGCCCGGGTGCAAGCGAATAGGATGCACTGACATCGGTCACATCACGGAACTGCAATACTTCTTTGCCGAGTATGCAGAGATTCGCCTGCGTCGTCTTGACGAATGCATCATTGTGAATCCCAAGCACTGTGGTCGTGCCGAGTCCGAATGGGAAGTCAACATCAACTGTGTTCGTTGCATCCACGCCGCTCCCTGTAGCAAGTGCAGTGCGTGCCTTGCCAATCACAGCTGCTGTGCGTGTCAATGCGATTGGATAATATTGTTTATTGGCATCGTCACTTCCACACGCATTTCTAAACAGCGTTGAGCCAGTCCAGCCGTACAGCGGCGATGGCGGTACATTGCGCGGACCAGCTGCCCAGTAGATACCATCAAACCCATCGTGATCATCTATCAGTGGCGGTGCATTCGAGAGAATGTAAATCGTATCAATTGGCAGTAGTGGTCCGCCTTCACCCGGAACTGGATAAGGAGGTGTGATTGTATCGAGCGGCGGTCCGAGCCCTTCCGAACGCAACTGACGAACGCCTTCGATCTTGACTCTATCGCCCGGAATAAATTCCATATCGGTGACGCGCAGATTAAGCACCTGTCCATTGGGAGCAGGCACAGTCAGCACATCACCCGGATGGTACTTGATGTACTTTGGCGGCAGTTCGATTTTGAGTGAATCCGTCTCCATTCGCGTGCGTGCGAGCAGACTGCTTGCGATGTTTCGTATATACGTACGATCAGACGCGATGGGCAAGAAGACTTCTTTGACAGCTACGCCTGATCCGAACTGCAAACCATAACCTGCTGTCGCTTCCTCATATTGAAAGAGCGGATCAAAGAAACTGATTTCCACACGCTGTGCTACCTCAGTCAAACTCTGTTCACTCGATAGCGCAAACTTCACCGCCTTCTCTGACTGTTCCTCACGACCGGATGAGACTGCGCCCAGATCGCTATCAGGAATGGTTACGCTTGATGCTTGTGGTTGTGCAATGAACTTTAGTTTCCCATCAACTTCTGCGCAGTCAAACGGAGAGACAATTGATAATGCTTCAAAGGTACTCTTAGGCGGTGTTGGACCTGAGATGATCCAACCATTGATACCGGCAACCGGAGCACCATTTGTGATCTGACTTGCACTCACGCCTGCATAGTCACTTTCAGCTGCGACAATATCTGCGATCACTTGATCAGAAGTGACTACTTCAATTTGATATTGCGCAATCTGATTGTAGGAAGGAGTCAGATCAACATCATCGAGCCAGACAACAACCGATCCGCGATAACCCGGATAGTCATCATTATCACCGCTCGTTGCATACCACGGACATCGCTCTGTCTGCGATTCCTGTCCAAGCAGGATTTGCAATCGCTGTGCATATAAAAGATCAGCCCTGTATGGACCATTGTCTGTGCCTTCAATACCCGGATTCGCGCCAGTCATTGTTGACGGATCACGACTATAGAGCACATTGCCGTTGGCATAGATGCGCGAAATACCAAGTATTGAATCATTGCGATTCTCGCACACAAGCAAACCCATCGAGACTGAATAAGCAGTGGTTGGCGGTGAACTCCGCTTACCGCTTCCCTGCGATACTGAACGCGTCGTGACTGGCGAAAGCCAAATGACTTTTGCGCCCACTGCCGCTCTGCCATATATGCGCGGGATGCCTTCACTCTCTCGTGATGCGGTTAGCTGTAGATCGGGTCTTGCGGCTTCTCCCGGTTTTGGTTTCGGAGCAAGAATGCGCTGCAGTAAGTAGCTTGCACCAGAAAGGAGGCCAGAGATAATTATTGCTGAATAAATGGCATGAGCCGCTATGAAGGCACTAATAGGATCAGCTGCCACCGTCACGGTAAGCAGCACGAGCAGTGCGAGAATGTGACTAACTCTGCGCCAGTCTAAAATCATAGAATCGCCAGACCATATCGAGCTCAAGCGGGATGATCGTTACCCACGGGCGCTGCCCATGAACATCAATACCAATGCATTTCCACTTATCATCTGCCCAGTCAACGATGCCGGTGTGACGTGGTGTGCCATCCTTATCAGCAATGATGACCACTGCACCTTCTGCCGGATTCATCACCTGATCCATATGTTCATTGAACAGATCGAATGCCTCACGCTGCGGCGGGTATGCATACGGCGGAATCACGAGATCAGCAGGCAGCAACTTGCACTCTTTTCCTACCCAGTCAATGACGCCAATGCAATCCATTCCATAATTGGGATCGCGCCCATAAGGACGGAACTTTACACGCGGCCTTAAGAGCCTGCGCGCTGTTCTCACGATCTCTGTTCTATCCGCCTGATGCGATGATTCCATCTGCTGCCTTATAGATGATTGCGCCTGCGAGATCAGGATAGCCGCGAAAGTTGACTAAATTGCCATTCGGCTGTGATGCATTGCGAAACTTGTTTTGACATGTGGTTGCGAATCGATCACATCCGGCAGTCGCAGTGAATGTGTCACCAATCTGAATATCTGCTCCCGGTTGCATCATCAATGTGAACTCAAGCGTAGTAGGCGGTGACTGAATCAGCGATCTCGCAATGTCTGCGGTATAGCCTGCATTGTTGCCACTGTTCCATGTCAGATAGCCGCCCTCAAACCAACTCTCAGAATATGAGACGTTGTAGCCTGACGAGACCTCGAAGACATTTGCACTAAATACTGCGCTCACTGTCAGAGTTTGCGTGAATGGCGTTCCGTCAATGTAATGCGTAGTTGCGAGATTGAACTTGCACCTTGCATCACCTACGCGCTGCACATCACACATCCTTGATGTGACTCGACCGACTGGTTGCGACAACTTCTGAATCAACCCACGCAATTCAACAGTGAATGAGTTGTCAGCTACATCAACACGCCCGATTTGCCCTGACTGATACGTGTAGCCACCGCTTGATGGTGAATCGTAATTAGCAAACCTTCTCTCGAAGATTGCATCTCTGAACTTGCCCTTGAGAATGTCGGCAAGCGTGATCACACCAGTCTGAAAGAAGCCCTGTGCCTGACTCGTGTCAATCTCCATCTTGAGTCCGGACTTGACCTCACTCACGCGCATTCCCGGTCGTGATAAGTACAACTGCCCATCGACTGTCAGGTTCTGAATGTGATCAGTAAAGGCAAGCACAGCACCCACGGTGGGCGTGATCTTTATGAGCTCACAAAGAGACGTCCCGCCCTGATTGATGTGCGTTACCAGTGCTGCGGGTATATTTCTTGGCATTTAGAAGCCCGTAGAGACGTTTTCAGGTGAATAGCCTGTCTGTACTATGTCTGGATTCGGGCGGCTGCTCTAAAGCCGCCATCTCGTCAAGTCCCGGATTGACTGCCAGCCCGACAAACCCGACCGGGCACTGAAACGACTCGTTGCCTGTATAGCCAACCACGAGTGCATCACGGTCAAAGCGCACGTCAAATCCTTCACGCTGGAATGCTGTGCGTCGCCCACGCACGCACAGGAATGCACTCAGTAGAATCTCAAGATCATCCCGATTGGCACAGAGCACATTACCGGCAAAACCGACAACGCCGTTGGCATACTGAGCGAATCGGTCCTCACTGTGACCGCCGCCCTGCACCATGTATGTTGAAAAGTCGTGATGGCGTTCGCGTCCTACTTCGAGCGGCAGTGGAAACTCATATGCAATCGTGGGTGAAAGTGTGACGCCAGCACTGCCCGGAATGTCGTAATCAAACACCTCAACGATGTCCACGCTGAGCTCGTGCCAGTTGGCGAAAAAATTAACTTCAGTGTAGCGATCCACTGAGAACCGCGCTTGAATCTCAAACTCACCTGACCACGTACCGCCAGCACTGCCGCTGATCACACCAGTTTCATAATCCAATGTGCCACCACCACTGAACGATACTGTTCCATTTATCGGCTTTACTATTGGTCGATCATAACTCACGCTGCCTGCTGTATAGCGTTTCACTAATTGACTGCCGACTATCGGTTCATTGACTGCTGTGTGATCGAATGGATCTTTGAATCGAAACGAATCACTCTGTCCACGTCGAGCATCGTAGAACAGGAGCACATCACCGCGTGTTGCGTTGTCAATTGCTGCTGTGTCGATGTGAAAGATTCGACGCGCATGAATACCTGCACGACCATTGCGCTGCTCATATCCGTTGGCTGTATGCACTATCTGAGTTTGAAATGTCGGCCCACCAGTGATAGTTCCGTTGGCAAAGATTGCATCAGTTGGGAAAGATGTTGAGTCGTACGTGGGCATTCTGTTATTCTCTGCTCAACAACACTTGATCGTGGCAACGAGCAACTGTTGAAAAAGCCGCCCGAGGTTTTCCACTAGATTCCCTCGGGCCGCTTTGTTTCTACCTGCTGCCCTGATTCCTTTGTGCTCGCTGCACTGCGTTATAAACCTGAGTCGCCATCTGATCCTGCGTGCGCCTGTCAATCTGACCATTCGGCGTGGTGACCGCAAAATTGATAGTGGTTGTGCTACCGGCTCCGCCTCCGGTCAATGGTGCTATATGCATTGGCTGACTGGCAGCGAATATGAGCTCCGGACCGCGCTCGCCCACGATGCCGAACTTACCCGGATATAACGTGCCACCTTCAGCAAAATATCTTGCACCTCCAAGTGCCCTGATATGAGCGAGCGATGGTGTGCCCACCTTTGCACCGCCCAGACCACTCGCTGCACCGCCTAAGATAGAGCCAAGCAGTCCTGCCCAGAATCCAGTACCGCCGCCGCCGGTTAACTGTCCCTGCACCGATGCAAGTATTGACTTCAGCCCACTGACGAGAAGATCAGTCAGTCCCTTGATGATGGGCGTAATAAATGCCTCACGCATTGCCTTCGAAAACTCGATAGCGAACGTGTCAACAATACCAAGCGCCAGATCACCGAATGCTTCGCCCAGCGACTTCTGTGCTGTCAGAACACTAAAGAGGAAGCCATCGAAGATAGATGCGAATTGTTCATCGAGTGCTGCTTGCTGTTCAGTGCGGATCGTATCAGCCGGTGGTCCTTTCGGCTGTAACTCACCGGGAATGGTCGTGCCACCAACGCCCGGAGGTGCGCCCGGAATCACGAGCGGCACACCTTTCGCAAGCTTGCCGACTCGTTCACCTAACTCAACGCGCGCATCCTCCACACTCGTCTTGTGCGCCTGCATCATCTCATCATAGCTTTTCGTCAATGCATCGATGTTCTTATCAAACTGATCCTGCATCAGCTTGCTGCCTTCGCGTGCAGCCGCGAGTCTTGCCTTTTGAAATTCTTCCTCCGCTTTCACTGCTGCATCCTTGCCAGCTTTCGCTGCAGCACCTGCTGGTGGAATGTAATCACCAAGTCCCAGTCCTTTCTTCACGCCCAGAGTATCGCCACGAGAAGCAATTGCGGGTCCGGGTTCCAGCAATTTTGCGCGATCCACTGGTTTAGTTTTTGCGCCAGCAAAAGCTACGGGACCAACAACATTCAGTCCTACACCTAACAAGACAATTTTCGCATATGGGTTCTTTTCAATTTGCTGCAACATAGACAGCAAAGCACCTAATGCACTGATGCCGCCTGCGAGAGATGTTTCGATGATCGTGCCAACATTGGTTGCTGCGAGATTCTGCGTGAATACCGTCCACGTAGTATTCAGCTTATTCATCTGCGCATCGAGCCGACCACCTGCAATGACGCCTGCTTCGGTAGCGACTATGAAACTATCTTCAAGTTCCTTTCGGCTGCTCTTGAGTGTCAGTCCGAGATTGTCAGCAACTCGCGTGAGTGAAAACACGCCCTTGCTAAACAACAACGTTGATGCTTCGGCACCAACTGCAGTCTCTCGAAACTTCTTGAGTTGAACTATTGAATCAAGAAACGATTTCTCTACGTCATCACCTGCAGCCTTTGAATCAATACCGAGTGCCTTGAATGCCTTCGCTGCTTTGCTCGTTGGATCCTGTGCTTCAATGACCGCACTCGTATAAGTCTTGAATGCTTTCTCAATGATGCCCATGTCCTCACCACTGAGTGAGGCTGCAGCTGCGAGCCGCTGCACTGCATCGAGTGACAATCCAGTAGACTCAGCGATGTCGCCCATCGAATCACTGACGCCAACACCACTGATCGTAAGCGCAGTCAATGCACCTGCTATCGCGGTTAGTCCTGCAACAGCACTTGCTGCCAGACCACCGGCCAGACCAAACTTAGCAATGTAGGTCTGCACTGCATCGAGTGCATTGCCAAGCGGCCCAAGCTGAGTAGTAACTGACCCGACATTGCCGCCAAGATGATTGAGCGCGCCACCCATCTTGCCTGCCGCATCGCTGACTTTTTTCATGTCATCGGCAGTCTTTTTAGCATTGTCAGCAAGTTTTTTATTTAACGACTCAAGCTGTTTTTCCATCTCAGCCATCTTTGTCTGCATAAGTTGCAGATGACGAGATGCGTCTTTCTCACCCTTTGCCACGCCGCTTGAATCAATTGCTAGACTGACTACTGCAAGATCGGCCATATTTATTTGCGCTTCGCTATCGTCTTGCTATTCACTTCCTGTGACTTGTTAACTGCTGTCAGAAAGTAGCCATCCATCTTTTTTAGTGTGCGCACTTCCCATACGCTTAGTCGCTGTTCGGTCAATCGCTGATATGCATCGAGCTCAACATATGTGATTGGATTGTATGAGAACCCATTATGCGTTCGGCTTGCGTGCAGGTCGTGAAAGATTGAGAACAGATAGGCGTGACTCTCCGGATATATCGGCTCGCGTTCGCTTCTTGGAATGCGCTGCGCTCTGCGGTTGACCTCAACCAGCTTCGAGCCTTCGTTGTTCCTGAACTCTGCACGCAGTGTTGAGACATACAGTTTATTGGTTACTGCAAAGTGCCAGCAGCACCAGTCGAGAATTTTTTTTCGCTGTCTGCAATGATGTCGAGCACGACTGGGTTCTCTGTCCCAACAGGTGCGCCAAAGTTCGAGAGGTCAGACATAAACATGAGCAACTGACTTGCAATCCACTTCATTGAATACAGCCACTCCATATTGATGGGCGTACAGGCCAGCGGCTCACCATCGCGCTCAATGTTCTGCCACTCACGAGTGACTGCGATGTAGCATTGCAGGCGATGCTGCTCGAATCGCTCAACATCCTCGACTGTGTAGAGTCGCTGCCCGTTCTGATGCGCGAGTCGAATCTGTGCCTGATATGACTTCTCAAGCTTCTCCCATCGCTCTGACATTGGTGACATCAGCAGCACTCGTGCCGGTGGATCACCTATAGGCTTGTCTGTTCTTGGGTCCATCAATACGCACCACGCGCTCGATTCCTGCCATTCTTTAACTGCAGTTGCCAGTTGTCCAAAATCAGCCATATGTTTTCCTTATGCAACGAGAATGCTCATCACGCTTGTGAGCACCGAATCATACTGAGCGCGAAAGTCCACTGCGCTTGCCATCGAGCCAGCCGAATCACTGACAGGTGCATTGACTGCAAGCGCCTTTGGAAAGTTGAGTGTCATTGTGTCCTCGGCTGCACCTTCAGAGCACTTGAGCACAAACGTCAGTGGTCTGAGCGTGCCTGCAATTGAATCAACAATGAATGCATCATCACGATAGTAGACTTCGAGACTGCCTGTGACTTTGAGGTTCTTGTTGATGATGTGATCTGCTGACGCGCTGCCCCAAGCGTACTTTGGATCAGCTTGGTTATCGACTGTTACAGATGCAGTGAATGCACCCGGAACCGGCAATGCATTCCACGTTGCCTGTGCGCCAGTGAAACCAGTCGTGAATGGAGACTTGCCGGTCAGTGTCCCGATGGTTGCGCTTCCGGGCAGCGCAGTCCCAACAGTCTGTGCCAATCCAAAGATGTCGTAGTTGACGCTCACCTTGTCATTGAGCGGCATATCAATCGTTGCGCTTGCTACTTCACATCCAGTGAAAATGATGTAGTCATCACCAGTACTCAATTCCATCTTGGCGACGATAGTGAAGTAATAACCAGCATCCGCATCAGCAACGATTGAACCAGCTGCCCATGGTGCAGCGTGCAGCAGAGCTCGCAGCAAGTCCTGCTGCCCTTGCTCATAGTTCATTACTGTGGGAAGTGTGATGCGTGCCGCACGAGAGCCACCGACGGTGAACGACTTCATTCTCGTGCCATCGTATACATCGAACTCAGTCGGTGATGACTCATACGAGAAACTGATGCCATCAAGGAATGGTACGGCTGCATATACACCTGTCGTGGGAGCAGTGCCACGCACTGTCTCGCGTTGAATGCCGACGATAGTATTCGATAATAATGCGGGATCAGGCATGATCGCTCTCCTTAAAGTTGAATGTTCTCGATGTAATTGAACGGAAAGATAAGTGCTCGTCCCGCCCATTGTGGTTCAAATGCAGTGTCGTTCGGTCCTGACGCTTCACTGAACCGAATCCCATCTGCGAATGACTGTCGCTCGAAGCGTGCGCGGAATGCATCAACAGCAGCTATCAGGATGAAGTCACCGGCATTGCGTGGCGCGAATACCTGTATAGCTAACAGTGCTGTCGTCTGATTCTGTGCAACACCGCCAGTGCCGCTATACGTGAATGGAATGGTTGTTTGTTGCGGATATGTGACGCGCATCCATGCGCCATTGCCCGGTTTCACGAAGTAGGTATTCGGCCATTCGATAGTGTCAACTGTGTAGCCGAGTGCAGTCCACGTCGAAGCAACTACGCCATCGAGGATTGCGCGTATGTCTGCGGTTGCTGTTGCGATGTTGTAACTCACTCACTCTCTCCCATCGCAATGAGTTCATCATATACAGCTTGTCGATACGCTTTCAGCATCGCGTCAGCACCTCGACCAGTGTCGTAATCCGGCAACCGCTTCTCGACTCGTTCAATGAAGGCACGAATCGCGTCTCGGTTCTTCTGCTGAAGTTCACTCTCAGTCAACACGTAGACATCAATAGTTGGTTGGTCGCTCATTCGTTACTGCCTGTCGGTCGTGAGAATGCAACGCTCAACATTCGATGCCATCTTGACTGCATATCAGCTTTGACAATGTTGACTATCCCTTCAGGTGCTTGCTGTGATGAGCCTGCTTCGAGGTACTTGAAATAGGGTGCAGCATTCACGAGCCATACACGCATTCCTGCTTTGAATAGTTTCACATCACGCTTGGCTCTTGCCTTTGGCTGTGCGCCGCTTGGATCGGTTCGCTCTTTGTCAAAGTTCTCGTCGGGCAATGCACGCACAAACCAATGAAACTTCGCCGCGCCTGTCTTGACCGGAGTCAAGTCGATCATCTGATTGATGGCACTGAGTGCTGTCAGTTGCAGTGCGCTATTGATACGCTTTCGCATATCCTTCTCAGTCTTGGTGAGTACGGCTTTGTAATTGGATTTCGATGCCATTACTGATCTCGTATTCTGATAACAAATGCAACTGAGGCGAATCGTGCCTTAATCGTACTGTCTCACGCATATGAGAGTAACGGCTCAGACCCGTGCCATCTATGCTGTCTACATTTAACTTTTCAAAATGTCTGACTGGGCCAGCGCCATTGACTCTGCCTACATGCACCCATTTCTGCTGCCATTGAGCACACTTAATAATGGCCTCGGCATGACGCGACATTTTGAATTGCGTACTACCACCGATAAAAATTGCATTTATTAACTTCCAAGGTATGGGCAAATCCTGCTGCCCATCCTGTGCTACAAAGGCAAGAGGACAACCGGGCATTTTCCAGTGCCAGTGCTCAAACAACTCACCAGTCCTGCGTGCATCTCCGACGACATCCGGTACTGCCACGAATATGCATTGCTGCATGTTCGGTTTCTCACGTTCTAACAAACTAATAAAACCAGCAGGATCACATTGAGAAAACCCGCCGTTATCTATCGCAAATTTACCGCCTCTATTCGCATATCTTGTAAGTGGTGTGATGAACTGTCCGACATCCATGCCTAATTCAGATGCCGCTACCGCCAAATCGTGTGATGTGTCTAGAAGTACAAGCATTCTTTAATTTCCCAAAGTGAGCACGTAGTTCGTGAGCACACTGCCAAAGTAATCACGCTTGAGCTCGACCACGCGATAGCTTATGCCGCCATGCTCGATGCGATCACCCGGACTGGGCACGCCACTATAAGAACCACTGGCAATGCTGAATGTGTTTGAGTACGTGATCGCACCTTCAGGCGAATAGACACGCTCCTGCCCGAATACGCCAAGCACCGGCACTGCCGCGCCTTCACTTGGTATGCGTGCCTGTGTCGATGTGGAATAACCTGTTAAGACTGCTGGATAGTAAGTGACAGTTGCGCCAACTGTAGCGATGACATTATCAAGTTGCTGTTGATACAGTTCTGCTATAGTCAAACATCCCATAAAGTTACCGCCATTAAGCTTGAACTTTAGAAACGCCGCGAGTTATAGATCCAAAGGTGCAAACTCTATTGCACGCGCTCGACACTGTTGGTGGAGCAGCGATGCTTGAACGCTTGAGCCGCTAGTTGCAGTTGTCACGAGATGCGATGAACGACTTGCCTTGATCGTCCACGCCTCATGAACCGCCGCCCTGACGTCAAACACATTCTCATAATCTGATCCGCACTCACGCCACACGACTGTTCCATCAGTAAATGACCAGCTGCTCGTATAGGGAGTCGGCCAAACAAGTGCTCCGGAACTGCCCGATACAATACATCCATATCTGTAGCCGCTTCTAGGATACGTCTGGATGACGTCTCCGAGCACGTAGGCGGTGTTTGGCAACCAGATGCTTGCTCTCATATGTCTTGAGAGTATCGACAGTTCTAAGCCTTCTATTGACGGATCACAGCACGGCTCTGCATAGAGCAGGAATTGCTCAAATGCCTGTTCTTTCATCTCTGCAAAAGTCAGATCAGCCACGACGCGCACCTCTGCGAATCAATCTTGGTCGGTTGCTCTTCTTGACTTCAGGCGGCCACTCGACTGCTTTATTGCTTGGCGGTTCAAGCATTGCTTTAGCTTCAGGTTCTACTTTAGGTGCAGGTGGCCAGCCAAACTTTGCCGCTTCAACTTCGTCGTAGTAGTCGCCCTTTAAACAAAAGAGGAAGGCGGCACGAGTGTCGCCCTCCTCAACGATAGAGCGTTTATCAGCAGTTAGAAATAAACGACGATCTGAAATCATAATGCTTCTAAGTCTGAGTACCAACTTTCGTCCAAGTTGGCACTGCGCTCGTCCCGGTGTTGATGTAAAGGATGCCGTTAGTCGTATCGGCTAGCAGCTGTCCTTTGGATGCACCCACGCCGCCCGGAGACACACCAGCAGTTGTCTGCGTGACTGTCAAAGTTGGTGCTGTGCCAGTCAGTGTATTGGCGGCTATCGTGAGTTCACCAACATCCTTGTTGGCAAGTGTTCCGGCAAAAGTCACAGTAATCGTTCCGATGCCGGCTGTCATCGTTCCAACCGCTACCGTGACATTGCCAGTTCCAATATTGGGCAATGCTTCGAGTGCTGCATCAATCGCAGCAACGAGCGTCGTATTGGTGCTGCTCCAAGTAATCGATGCAGTGGTTCCACCTTGAAACGTCAACGCAAAGCCACCGCCCGTAATTGTGCCGCCAAATGTGAGCGTCTGCACCTCAGTTACGCCGGATGCAGGTGTTCCGGCATATGACAGCATTCCCATTGATCCTTCGATGATTGGCATATTATTTCCCTTTCAATGCACGATTACGGTGTCAATACATAAACTAGATCCCAGTGACCGAGCAAAATGCACTTGGGCGTGTAACCACGAACGCAACGCGCATCTCTGCAATCACTGTGCGCTGGTTCTTTGTGAAGTCATCGGCATTGTAGCCAATCTTCAGTGTCAAACCTTTGCGCTCAACGAGCAGTGAGAAGTTGTCGAAGTCACCAACGACGCCTGTGCCTTCTGTCAGTCCCTGTGCCTTCACTACTGGCAAGCCCCAGATACGCTCCGGACCAGCTTCACTTGGGCTGCCCCAGATATAAATACCATCCGTTGTTCTGAGTAGTCTGATCTCTTGCCAGTCGTTCGGATGAAGTACAACCGCACTTGGAATTGCCTGACCAGTGACTTCAATCTTGGTCATTGCCTTATAGATCGCATCAGGCGTTGGATCAGCACCCTTTGCCTGCGTCTGTATGCCAACGACGTTGAGAATGCCAAGCAGGTTGGGAGCAATACCAGTGCCCACGAGTATCTGACTGTCGAGACGCTGACGCACCATGAACCCAAGTCGCTGCTCCAAGTATTGCTGCATACCGGGCACGTCTTCGAGTTGCTCATCAGTGACAGCAATGTAAACCGCTATCTTGCGGATCGGTGCTGTGCGCTGCGTCAATGCCAAGTTCGCCTCCGGCTTGGCTGCACCTTCTGCAATCTCAATTGCTGCGTTCGTGAACGTGGTTTCTTCCATGTACACATACGCATTCTGATTTGTTTGAATTGTCGGGATGAGATCAGTTACCTGAATCGGTCGCGTTGCATACGGCACAACGAGCGGAGCGCGTACAGCCTGTGGAGCCCACGAGGTCCCAGTCGTCAGTACCTTCATCGAGATGCCTGTATCGTATTCCTGCGACTCCTGCGGATGATGCCTGAGATAATCCTGATACTGCTTTGACTCAACAAACTGCTGCGCGTAACTCCGATCATCACTCTTGACTGAGACGTTACTGCTGCCGCCATTGCCGCCAAAGTTCGGTCGCACGATCTGCTTAGCATCCTCAATGATGCTCTTGACGCTATCGTTCATCTTCTCAAGGTTCAGTTGCTCATCACGTGCCTTGCCAATTGCATCGAGTTCGGCGTGTCGAGTACGTAGATCATTCAGTTGATCGCCGGTCAGATTGGCAACCTTCTTGCCATCCTTCTCAACTGAGTTGTCGTCCATTATCTTCTGCCACTCGGCAGCCTTTGCCGCTCGCAGTGCTTCGAGTTCTCGCCCTGACTTTCCAGAATATTCACTCATCATTTGCTCCCATAGATTTGCTGCGATCTTAAAAACTCTGCATATAGCATCCGCACCTCATCATCATTCGCTTTCTCTTTCTCCGGTTCTGCGAGCTCAAGCAGTGCATCGAGATCATCTGCGAGTACCTGCATACCTCGAATCGCATCCGTGGCGGCACGTATGCGAGTGCGATTGACGGCTGAGATTACGCGCCCTTCTTTAGCGCGTGCTGATGCCATTGCCTTCCCGATTGATGTGAAGCTGGCAATCACTGCTAGTGTGTTTGCCGCTTGATCCGCAAACGTGGGAGCCACGCCTTGCTTGACTCGTAACAACTCTGTCTCCGGGTTCATCCCAACCAAGACAGGTGAGAACTCAAATAGTTCGAGCTCGTGCAGTTCTCGTGCACCTGTATCGTTATCCATCGTCTCGCGAATGACGCGATAACCAATACTGAACTCGTCGATGATGCCAAACTCGATATCACTGAAAGCCTCACGGCCACGCTGTGTATCGAGATTG